CAACGCAATTATCTATGAACTTGCTATGAAACACTTGTTTGCTATGAATGAGGCGATAGACCGCAAGGATAAAATCGCCTTTATGAAAGCCTTAGAAAGTCAACAGCCTAACAATTGGCTGGTGGGGAACAGTGAACTATCAGAGCTATATGTCAAGACTTATAGGCGAGCTTTAGCGGCATTTATAGCTGACGATGCAGATCATATCCCCCGGGAGGAGAAATGAGACAATCAAAGAGGGTAAAACCACGGTTTGCCTTCTAAGGGGTCAAAAATCAAGAATATGGAGTTTTTATCCTTATCGGGTATGTTTACTCTATTTTGCAATTATACCCCTTAAATTTTGCACCTGGGAGGCTCATTTTCTAAGAAAATGAACGCAGAAAGCTTTAAAAACTTCCTCACTAAAATAAATAGGGGATTTATTGAGGATCAGAGGGTGAAACCGGTGGAATTGAACAGCAATTGGGTCACCTACTTTGTTTTTAACTGGGTAAATGAAAGAATGGGACTTGAGACATTCAATATCAAACTGCTTGGTCTGCTGTTGAAATTTGTGCCCAATCCACGGCTACAGCACTATCCATTGAACGGGAAGCATCCAGAAGGATGCGAAACACCTGGCTGGTATCTGGAAGACCATCTGGGAAATTTCCATCTTATCTATGAGGATCACAAGCTAAATACATCTTTGACCCTGGCTGGAGTGACAATTACTTGGAAAGATGGGGAAGTGTTTATTGATTATGATTACACTGACCCAGAATAAGGAGGGAAACAAAAGACAAGAATAAAATGAAGTATCATTACAGATCAGCACCAAAATCTTACACTTCCTACCCGAATTCCTTACACTTCCTACCCGAATAATGCTGTAAGTCATTGCAATATCAGACAATTATCTTTTTACAGGATGTGGGTGTTTAGGGCTATTTCTATCCAGAATATGCACTATAATAAAAATAGATGAAAATAGATGAAAATAATGCTTGACAATATGTAGGCACTATATTATATTGTCTTATATGAAGAATAATACTGGCAACCTGAAACAACATACACATAAGTGTATACCTAAGGAGGAATATATGCACCAGGTAGTCTTAGCCAACCGGGAGGAGATTGCCGTACAGACTATAAATGAAGAACTGTACCGACGCTTTATATCTTACATTGATGCTAAGCCCAGAACTATAGAAACCTATACCAAAGCTTTGCGTCAGCTATTCAGATATCTTTCTCTTAAAGGCATTACCCAGCCTACCAGAGAGGACATACTTGCTTACCGGGATTACCTGAAAGAAAACCATAAGCCTGCCACCGTACAAAACTATATCACAGCTACCAGGCTCTTCTTTCAATGGCTGGAACAGGAAAGGCTTTATCCCAATATAGCCAGTAAAATCAAAGGTGCCAGAATAGAGAAAGGTCACAAAAAGGACTTCCTGAACTCCCAACAGGTAAAAGCTATACTGGATACAGTAGACAAGCAAAACCTGAAGGGATTAAGAGATTATGCTATGATCGCTTTAATGGTGACAGGTGGATTGAGAACTATAGAAATAGCCAGAGCAGACATAGGGGATATAAAAGAGATCGCTGGTCAATCCCGGCTGTATATACAGGGCAAGGGAAAGGAAGAGAAGGAAGATTATACTATACTTCAGCCAGAAGTCAAGACAGCGATAGATGCCTATTTAAAACGGCGAGGCGAAACAAATGGAAATCAACCCCTGTTTGCCAGCACCAGCAATAACAGCACTGGCAGAAGGCTCAGCACCCGGTCAATAAGAGGGATAGTAAAGGCTTGGCTTCAGAGAGCGGGATATAACAATGACAGACTTACTGCTCACAGCCTGAGACATACAGCTATTACCCTGGCATTGCTGGCAGGAAAGCAGATGCGGGAAGTACAGCAGTTTGCCCGACACACCAGTCCAGCTATAACTGAAATATATGCTCACGATCTGGAGCGGGCTAATAATGGCTGTGAAGAAGCTATTGCCAGAGCGATATTTCAATCAGACCGGAATAATGAAACACAAATATCAGAAACCTATAAAAAAGGAGCTCACCTATGAATAAAACTATCATAAACCAGAAAGGGAGAACAGGGAATATTAACACCGCCTTAGCTCTGAGAGGAAACTTTTCTCTTAAAGGTCATAACTATGGAAATAATTAGATTATATACTCTTACCGAGGTTGCAGATATTTTAAGGGTTACTCGCAGGACACTGTATAATTATATCAAGAGCGGAAAGCTTAAGGCGGTGAAGATGGGAAGAGAGTGGAGAATTACTTACGAAAACCTGAAGGACTTTATAGAAAGTGGAACAAACTCACAGAAATAACCGGGAAGAACTTCTCTACTTCCGTAAACTGTTCTTAGCGGAAGTAAAAAAGAGATGTCTATACCTATACATAAACACATATCAAAAGAGGGATATTCAATGAAGACCAACGATCAAAAGAATGAATTTATCTGCTTACGGGCTGGAGGAAAGAGCTACACGGCGATAAGTAAAGAACTGAATATCAGCAAAGCTACTTGTACAGCTTGGGAGCGTGAGCTTAAGGCAGAGATCGCCGAGAAGAAGAAAGAACAGCTGGAAGATATGTACGAAGCCTACTATATGACCAGAGAGTCTAGAATCACCATTTTGGGAGAAACCCTGAAAAGCATAGAAGATGCTCTGGGCAAGGTAGACCTTACTCAGGTATCCCCAGAGAGGCTCTTGGATTACAAGCTAAAATACATAGAAGCCTTGAAACAAGAATTTATAGATACCACTCCAGCAATCCCGCTGGATGCCAATTTCAATCCCAGCGATATCATAGTGGCGCTGGCTGATCTGCTTAAGCGGGTCAGAAACCAAGAAATAAATCTGGATCAAGCCACAAAGGAAATAATGATTATATCCAACATTATCAAGGCATATGAAGCCATAGAATTGAAAGCCAAGCTGGAAGCCTTGGAAGACTTAGTAGGAGGGCGGTAATAATGAATGTCAATAAATTACTGAGTAAAAGTACCTGGAAGGGAAAAGAAGTAGGGCAGGCTGTTCTGCTTACCACCATAGAGCTGAATAGGTATCACCCTGCTCTCAATCCCGATGCCAATCCCAATCCCAAGCCTTTATTCTCAAAGGAAGATATCAGAAAGATGGTCAGGGGACTGGCTAATGAGCACGAGCGGAATATTTACTACCGCTATGTAGCTCTGACTAATGCCATTATAGGCGTAAGCTGGCTGATTGAAGGATACATCCAGCAAGCCTATCACGGCTACTATAAGAACTTGTCTAATTTAATCTTCTTGTACGATGCCATACAGAACTGGAAAAGGGCAAAAGAATATCCTATCATAATAACAGAAGAGCAGTATCAATATCACTGCTCAAAGGTACAGGAAGAGCTCAGAGAGCGGAAAGCCAGCTTTAAGGACATAATCCTTGCTTTGCTGTCTCAGTATACAGAAAACTATCCGGAATATTGGGAAGAAGACCCGCCCAAGACACCCAAGCCCATAAAAGACGCCTTGGAAGCACTGAAACAAGAGCCGGTGACCAATGAGCTTATCCTTTCCCAGATCAATAAATACTATAAACTTGGATATAAGCAATTACCAGATGGACGACGCAGTGATCAGATGTCAGAAGAAGAATGGGAAAGAGCTGTAGAAGAGATAATCATAGCCCGACATAAGATCACCATTGACGGAAGACCTGCCACTTATGAGGAAACAATAAAGGAAGTAGAGAGGCAAAGAGCTATCCAGCGATTGAAAAGAATATATGAAACCGAAGCTCCACTTGATAGGGAATATGTGGAAAAGTACTTGGAAGATGCAATGGAGGAGAAGCCTAACGGGATCACCTGGCACTATTACGAGACCCCGCCAAAAGGCTTAACTAAATGGGATATAATAGCTGGAAAGTACAATATGATAGAGCTTTATTTTAGTGTTGATACGGAAGGTGAAGTGATTAAGCTGGAACCCGGACTTGAAAAGAAATACTTTAACGAGTTTATCAAAGACTATCCCAAGCTATTTACTGCCTTAAAGGAAGAACTTTCCCGGTATAAAGGATTGACCAAAATCGCTGAGACTAAGCCTGCCAGCTATTACAAGAAAATTATAACCCGGGGAGAATTGGCAGACGCTGGGATATGGTACTATAAAAATATAACCACCCCAGACTATTATGACATAATGAAGAAGGTGCAACCTCAGGATAATCCCAGCACTGGCGGAATAGCGATCCTGAAAGAAGGATCATACTCAATGAGCAATATAGATGAAAACGGTCTTTTTATTGATCCATTCAAGAAAAATCTATTGAAAGAGATCGCTGATATAAACCCGGAAAAGACCTCTGAGACCAGAAATATCCTTATTACTGGACTTCGCCTAGTATTGGGCTATAATAAGCTCATAGACATATGTGCAGAAATCTATGCCACTCCCGAACTGGTATATATGAAGAAAGATGAAGAAGACTTTAAGAACCTGTTACAGGCATATAATAACATAAGTATGTATATACATACCGATATACCAGGCAATGAGAAAGAGCAACGGGAACTGCGAAAGCTACTGAAGAAAGTATATCCAATTATAGACCTTGAAGAACTGAGACCAACAGAAGAAGCCACAAGCCAGGTTAAGGATAAGATCGCCAACAAAGGCGTTTCTGGGATAATGGATTTAATGCCAGATAATAATATCTATAACTATATCCTGGAACTGACTGGACTGGATAAAGAGGGGAATAAATGGATAAGAAGAATGTAGATAAAGAGATACTTCCTTTAAAGGAAGAAACTAATCTTCTTCCTCCCGAGATAGAGATAAAAGACTGGATAAATACAAGCTCAGATAAAAGCATTACCCTGTCTGCTATAACAGAACTGTCAGAAGAGCCTATTTATCAACTTATGTTTCACGGCTTTGGAACGGATTGTCTGGCACAAATAAGCCCAAGAGAGAAGCCAGAGACAGACTGCCGTAAAGGCGACATAGCTACTTATACCGGTACCAATTACATCTTTACCTTAGAGGGATACAGCAATCTTAAGAAAATAAAGAGATTAAGAGTATCAACTCAAAAGTTACTTGATGTCTTGATTATGGAACTGACCCGCATAAACAGCAAAGGAAGCAAGAAGATACAAAGAAAAGTGGATATAGACCTGGAAAAGTACATAGGGAAAGACATAAGCAAACGCAATAAGAAAGAAAAGCGCAGAAGGATCAGAGAAGACTTTAAAATTCTTTCTTCACTTAAACTGGAATGGAAGGAACCTAATAAGAAACAGGATAAGGGCTTTACCGGGATGCCAATATTCTCATTTTATGATTATGACCATATCAATAAAGGATGGATAACGGCTATATTTAACGATATGACAGTAAACTACCTTGTTAATTCTTATATGATGTGGTATCCGGAGAACTTGCTCAAAATAGACGATAGAAATCCCTGTGCTTACCATATAGGACGGTATCTGGCAATACACCATAGCATCCCTGATAATCAGAAAAGAGGAACGGCAAACATTATATCCATTAAAGCCTTACTGGATGCTAATCACGATATACCAAGCGAGGCAGAGGTTAGACAAAGTGGAAGGCACTATTATCAACAAAGAATAGAACCACTATTGAAGGCTCTTGATGTTTTGGTAGATGTCAAGGTATTGAAGAAATGTAGATTGTGCAATACCAAGGGGGAACCCTTAAGCAAAAGCCAACAGAATAAGAAAGATTACAGATCCACTTTGAAACAATATGTCTACTTTGAGTTTGCAGATAATAAAAAGTTCAATCAATACATAGAACAGCTGAAGCAACCGAAAATAGAGACCAAACAACGGCGATCAAAGAAGCAGAGGAAAGACTAAGATGTATATCATAATGCAAAGAGACCTGAAGAGCGGACAGTCAATGACGATAGCCGGGATCGCTTCCAAGACCCGGGAAGGTGCCCAGATAGAGTTCACCGAATGGATCAGAAACAGAATTATTGAAGATGGAGAAGGAGAATACAGGAAAATACCCCATCCTGGTATTTATGATCACCAGAACAGAGCCTTACTTTTAGATGGCGAATTGACAGATAAATTTATCTATGATGGCAATTTATTCTTTATGCAGGAGACAGAAGATGAAACAGAAAATGATTAAAAAAGGGACACTGTTCTATGCGCAAAGGGACACTGTTCTATGCGCAAAGGGACACTGTTCTATGCGCAAGCCCTTTTGTAAGATATTGACAGACAGAGAGTTAAACTATGCCAAAAACCTTAATAACGTTTAATAACGTTTAATAGTAGATATTAGCCATCTTCCCGCTTTACGGCGGGAAGGATGGCATATCTGGCCTATCTTGGCCTTTAAGAGAAAAATCAGGAGCTAAGGCAATGACCAGAGACCAAGCTAAAAGATATATCAAAGAGAAACTGCCTGAATATCTGGCAGAGACACACCGGGATCAGCGGAGAGATGGTAAGTTTCCCTGTCCTTTCCATAATGATACAGAAGAAAGTCCAAATATGTGTTATGACAAGAGGCGGAATAAAGTACACTGTTTTAGATGTGGAGCAGATGAGGACATTTTTTCCCTTATAGGCAAAGATAGAGGTTTGAGCGATCCCAAAGAAATCTTTAATTGGGCTTATGAGCATTATAATATAACCATAGATAAACCAACCGGGAATATGAAGCCAAGGGGGCATAAAGAAATGAAACAAAATCAGCCTGAAACCGAACAATCTATACCTGACAATTATCCAAAACAGGAAGAGAGAGACAAGGACTTTAATTATCAAGCGTATTTTAAGAAAGTTCAGGCACAAATCGCTCAGACAGACTATCCTACTGCCAAACGGGGATTATCCGAGGCGGTGATTAAAAAGTATAAATTGGGCTATGATCCACACTATAAGGTAAAGAATAGCGATACCGGACAGTGGGAAGAATGGAGGGCTCTTATTATCCCTACAGGAGAGAAAAGTTTCACCGCCAGAAACACCGATCCAGATGCTCAGGATAAAGAGCGGATACGCAAGAAAGGAGCAAGTGTGCTTTTCAATGAAGAGGCACTAAAAAAAGCTAAAAGTCCAATAGTGATAGTAGAGGGAGAGATTGATGCCCTGAGTGTTATAGAAGCTGGGGGTGAAGCTGTAGGACTGGGAAGCTTGGCAAACTACAGAAAACTGATTGATGCAGTGGAGAAGACCAAGCCAAGTCAGTGTCTGATCCTGTCTCTGGATAATGATCCTCCCGGTAAAGCCAAGACTGAAGAGCTCGCCAGAGAACTGTCCAGAATGAAAATACAGTACTATGTATTTAATGTAGCGGGAAACTGGCACGATCCCAACGAGGCACTCATTAAAGACCGGGAAGCCTTCATAACCAGAATTTCCAATCTGGTCAATATAGACAATGAGCAGATAAACCTTGAACAAGAAGCCTATAAGACAGCCAGCAATTTCCACTACTTGGCAAACTTTATAGATGGGGTAGACACAACATTTATTCCTACAGGCTTTCAGCAACTGGACAATATTCTGGGAGGTGGGCTTTATGAAGGGCTGTACATAGTGGGAGCTGAACCTTCTCTGGGGAAGACGGCGTTTGCTCATCAGATAGCAGATCAGATAGCACAGACGGGGCAGGATGTTTTAATAATCTGTCTGGAGATGTCCAGAAATGAAATGATAGCCAGAACACTAAGCAGATTGGCGTCTATATATATCCATACCAAAAAACTTGATAATATGATAAAACCTATGACTAGCCGGGATATAACAACCAGATCAAGATATAACAGCTACAGTGAAGAAGACAAGAGAGCTCTATCCAAAGTCATAGCAGATTATGAGCAGTTCGCTCAGCACATATATATAAGAGAAGGCTTGGAAGAGATTAAAGCTTCCGATATCCGGGATCTGGTACGCAAGCATATTCTTTTTACAGGCAATAAACCAGTAGTAATAGTAGATTACCTGCAGATACTGTATCCCGATGATCCCAGAGCCAGTGATAAGTCAAAAATTGACACCTCTGTTTTACAACTGAAACACATTAGCCGTGACTTTCAGATACCTGTCCTGGCTATATCCAGTCTTAATAGGGCAAGTTATGAAGAAGAGCTTACCTTTCAGGCTTTCAAGGAAAGTGGAGCAATAGAGTACGGATCAGATGTCCTTATAGGACTGTTTTATGACGGCGAGAATAAAGAAGCCCGGAAAGAAGAAAAGAAGAAATCTGAACGCAGAATAAAGCTTGTAATCTTGAAGAATAGATATGGCGGGATAGGAGAAGAAGTAGTTTATACTTTCTATGCCCAGTACGGATGCTTTGAAGAAGAAAATTCTAACAATAAAAACACCAAATAAAGGAGAAATTAAAATGAGCAACGCAATTATCTATGAACTTGCTATGAAACACTTGTTTGCTATGAATGAGGCGATAGACCGCAAGGATAAAATCGCCTTTATGAAAGCCTTAGAAAGTCAACAGCCTAACAATTGGCTGGTGGGG